TCTGTAAATTATATGCCAGACGGTTCTTATATGACGTATGGAGATGGTTCTATGGTGAGTTACGATATGACATTAACGTTTGCAGAACTTGAACCTATTTTTGATACTGATTACAGTGAATTAGACGAAGACACCGACAAGTTCATAGGTTACTAAAATGTATTTTAAGACACTCCCAAATCTAGAATATCGCACCAAACTTGTTGATAATAACTCAAGTTTAAATACTGTTACAGCAAAGAATTTCTTTCGTAGAGGAAAAATTCGTGCTGATATTTTCCAAAATGCTTCTTTCTTCACCAAGTATTCAATTATAGGTGATGAAAGACCAGATCAAGTGTCTGAAAAATTTTATGGATCACCACTTTATGATTGGGTTGTACTTTTAACAAATAATATTCTTGATGTTCACAATGAATGGCCTCTCAGTCAACAAGCATTCTATGATTTTCTTATTCAAAAATATGGTTCTGAAGAGCAGTTCTATCAAGTCAAGCACTATAAAACTTTAGAAATAAGAAATTCCACAGATCAGATTATTCAGAGTGCTGGAATTATTGTTGACACCACATTTTATAATCAACTAGCAGTAGCAGGACAAGCAGCACTTGAATACTATGATGAAAATCTAGGTGTTATGGTGCAAAAAGCAGGTGCTGATATTTCAACACCTGTATCTTTCCTTGATTATGAAGAGGAAGTCAATGACAATAAAAGAAATATTTTTATACTAAGAGAGATATATCTTCAAGGTGCAATCAATGACCTTGAAGATATATCCACTTATAGACAGTCGTCAGATTATATTTCAAGTAATTTGAAAAAAACTGACAACATCAATCTTACTGGTATTTAATCAATCTTCAGCAAGACGTTGAAAGTAACTCAGAGCATCGTCTTCATCTTCATCGTTTGAAGGACGACGAACGGAAGATTCCACTGAAGGAAGTTCTGGTTCAGGACGACGTGAAGAGAAGTCTGGAGTATAAGACCCACGATCATTGTCTTCGTCATCAACTTCCTCATCAATGCGATGTTGTTGAGGTTTGGTATTCAGAACATAGTTAAGACGCTTCTCAAGTTCATCGTAAGTCTTGAACTGATCAGCAGCAAGGAACTGAGTAAGAGAGTATTCTTTTTTCCAGAGTCCTTCAAGGGCATCGTCATCACTCAGCAGAGGAGAAGGACGATCAAACTCAGACTTGTCATAATTCCAGTAACCATCCTTCTTCACAATCTTCAGTTTGAAGTTGGCACCTTGCCAGAAGTCAAAGGGATTGATTGCTTCTTCATCTTCAAACTCAGGTTGCATCGCACCCATAATCTTGTCAAAGATCTTCTTACCAAACTTATAAAGGAAAACACGACCTTCATTCTGAGGATTGGCAGGATCCTTTACAACATAGATGTTTGCGTAGTAGGACAGTTTACGCTTCTGCTTACGCACAGTTTCTTTATCTTTATCATTACCACTGTTCCAAAGTTCCCTGTTATAATCGGATACAGGATCCTTTTGGTTCAAAGTCGTAAGACTGTTTTCAATATACCATCCACCAGGACCTTGGAAAGCGTGACTCCACACTTTAGACCAAGGTAGTTCTTCACCCTCAGGAGCAGGCAGGAAACGGATCGTTGCGAAACCGTTACCAACTTTATCTACTTCAGGTTTCCAAAATCGTTCATCTACAGTTGATTCACCTAAACTAATTTTTTCTACTTCCTTTACAAGTTTAGCAGTTAGCGAACCAAGTTTAGATTGTTTTTTAAGGTCTGAAAAGGACATTTGTATTCTCCGTATTAGTTGTATTTGGTTGGATTACTTTTGTATTTTAGTGTGTAGGTCAACTTTTGTCAACCTGTTTTTTTGTGTCTTTTAAAAGAGTTTTCATACTATTTAAAATAGTATTTAAATCAATATTGGGAGGCATTCCCATAGAAACAGCGTGATCAATAATGTGTTGTTTTAACTCCTGTGCTTCAGGATCGTCGGACAAACTCAACCGAGTGTACAGTAACTTCTGAGTTTCAATCAGTTCCTCAAGAATTTCTAAATGCTTCAATTTATCCTCTCTGTTCATAGAAACAAAGTTGAACATATTAGTATAAACTTCCTTTTGTAATTCTGAAAGTTTACGAACTTCTTCTTGAACAATGTCGGAATTAAAAAAACTCATGAGTTTTCCAAAACAATTTCTTTCACAATTCTCTTATACTCAAAGACATCAATATTTATGAATGGTTTGTATTTTTTAATTCTTAAACTTACGGTTTTCCATACTGGATCTAAAAGTTTTTTATCAAACTTTTTACAGTAAAAAAAGATATTGTCATAGATTACTAATGTCTCAATTGATATACTTTTACCCAAAAACTTTTTAAGTAAAATTGGATGACCTTTTGAGCAATCAAATACTGTTTCTAACTTTTCATCAGAAAACAAAGATTCTGTTTCTTGTTTAAAAATATATTTTAATCCTTGAACTCTTTTTTGCCATTCCAAATAATTCGTATTTCCGTTTCGAATAATTTCACCGATCCATAATGATTGTGGATCGTCACATAAGGCAAAATTAGCAATAAAAAAGTTCTCTACTTCCTTGTCACTTCTTTGTCTGGATGTCTTCTCAAAAAAGTAACGGTCTTTGCGTTTATAAAAAGAATCTAAAGTGACTTTAGATTTTCCACAGTATTTGTGGTAATCGTAAGACTCTTTTGTAAAATGATTTTTAAATGCAAGATATGTTTTATAGCAATCAAAAGGGGTCATTAAAACTTCAACATTGCTTTACTCGTCTTCTTCAGGAAGTTAAGTTGCGTAGCTTCAAACTTTAACTTCTCTTTCAAAGGTTTTGATATTAATTTAGGAATAGTTTCAATCTCAACACTATTCTCCTCACAAAACTGAATAATAGCATCAATATAAGATACACTACATTCTTTGACAATCGTTTCAATTTTTTGAGAAAATTTATCAGAACACAAAAATTTCTCCTCTAATGCTTTACTTACTTGATCTTTCATAAGAATTGTTTGCTACAAATTTTTTAATGTATCTTACTAATAACTTAATATAATCCCCTTTGTTTCTTTTGTCAAATATTTTCACATCACCATTTGGTGTAACCATAATAGTGATTAATTTAACTGGGGGTATTTCTGTTAACTCATAATAAGCAGCAGCATAAAACATTTCTTGAACAAAATAGTTTTCAATCCATTGTTCTGGTTTTATTTCTTCGGATGTTTTGAAATCAATAACTGCTAGTTCACCCTCGTACTCAGCAATACAATCTACTCTACCAGCAACTCCAAAGTATTCAGAGTAAAGAGTTCTCTCAATTGCGTGTATATTATTTATCTTATCAAGATAAGGTTTTGCGTGAAAGAACATAAACTTTGTTAGGGGTTTGTAATCATCCCAATTTAATTCTTTGTTCTCAAGATAGTCTTGACAAACTTGATGAAAATCAGTTCCTCGTGCAGATGTTTTTCTACTAATCTGATTTGCTTTTTCTTCACCAACTCTTTTACGCCATTCTAATATTTTTTCTTTCTTAAAAAATCCAGTAACAGTAGTAATAGAGGGCACCCATTGCCCACTTGGAAGTAGGTAAAAACGAGTGCCATTGTCTTCTTTCTTTTGTAGTTCCAGTTTACCTAGAAAATTGCAATGAGAAAATGTCATAGATTCAGTCCAATCTTTGCCATAATATATTCCTTCACGATACCAGAACGAACAATATCATCAACACCAAATTCAATTATGTCAAAGGATGGCATCTCTCTTAGAATTCTCATAAAGTCTATAATTCCATTTTTCTCAGAAGTTTTTATGAGGTCTGATTGAGTTGCATCACCACAAAAACAAATACGACTGTCCTCACCAACACGGGTAATGATACTATCAAGTTCATGGAAGTTTAAATTCTGAAACTCATCCACGATAACAATTGCTTTATCTAAGGTTGTTCCACGAAGAAACGATGTGGACCAAAACTTAATCGTTTCTTGTGCTTTCAGATTACCATAGAGCATTTCAAAGTCAGCATCTGATGAAAGTTGAAACATATACTTTACCATATTCTTATAAGGAATTTGATAGAGTGCTGATTTATCTTCATGGTCACCTGGAAGAAAACCAATTTCACGAGTAGCAACTAAAGATCTAACAATATAGATTCTTTCGTAAGGAGATCTTTCGTCTAGAACATCACAAAGCGCATTATAAAGTGTAATGAATGTTTTACCTGTTCCTGCACAACCATAAGCAACTAGATGCTGTCCATTTGAATAAGCATTAAATAATGTCTTTTGATTATCAGTAAGAGGTTCAATATCAATCAAAAGGTCGGAGTTGATTGGTTTTTTGCGTTTCATCTGTTTTGCAGTGAGCCCAACACCAATTGGTTGATCGTTCGTTCTTCTTTTTCTTGCCATAGGTTCAGACTGGTTTTACGCGAGATCCTGGAGCTTTTGATGCTTTATGCAAAACATCATTCCAACCTGGGTGAGTTTTTTTAAGTCTGTCATAAACTTCACCCAACTCACCCGAGTTCGGACAAGTTGATGGATCCGACCAATCTCTGTCCCAATCAGGATTATCTTGTTTCCACTGATCCCAATCATGGACACTCATCTTGACTTCTTTCTGTTCACCAGTCTGTCTATTAACAACGGGATATACTGCCATATATTTTCATAAAGTGTAAGAATATTTAGTCTATGCGAATAGATGGTGCGTCCACACATTCA